GTATCCATTGACTGGTTGGTTTTCGCAGATAACAAATTGTTTTGTCTTGTAAATTATATTCTTTCTTTCCTTCAATTATTTTTTCTTGGTAATGTTCGAGATCATCAAAGTTTGTGTTTAGACACTTGATGTTCATTTTGTTTTTCTTAAACAAACTACTTTCATTGCATGCATTGATAAATTGTACGCCTCCATTATAGTCGCCAACAATAGAGACAATATTAAAATGAGTAAGCAAATAATAAAAATAAAAAATGTGTTGTTTTAGATTTGTTCCGCTAAGTGCATAGCTGTGAACAACAGTTCCTATTTTTTTGTCGTCATTCAATTTGAGAACCATCATTGCAAAGTCATCACTACTTTCACTTTCTGCCCAACTGGGGTCGAATGCAAGAATATATTTTGCACCCACTTCACCGCACACCTCAATGGTTGGATTTTCTCCGTCTTTTAGCGTGCAAGATGCCATTTTGGATGTTTTGAAGTATCCGCTGCTATCATCAGTGAATATCGATCCAAACTCTCGATCAAACTGACTCTGACTCATTGTTGACTTCGCCTGACTCAATAGATTTTGATCGTACAACTGTTTTGGTGCGCAATCATAACTAAATTGCATTATTACCCTATGAGCTTCGCTTTGTTTTGTGCTACCACTTCGTATCAAACTTTCAAACTGTTCATATGCTTTGTACATATACTCAAATTTATAACTTGCAGAAGAAAGAGCTATAAGTTTATTGTTTTTCCAGACGTGTCGATCATCTCCACTCATTTTGCCTTGATCAATTAAATCGGTTTCTAAATTATATAATGATTCTCGTTGTGTTGGATTTTCCACAACACTCAAGAATGGTATGATAACCTCATTATAAATACGCTCGGGCATGAGCGCAAACTCATCGATGATGATTCTATGAAAACGAAAACCACGAAGCTTCTCACCGTCACCAAGTGGCAATGCACGAATTCTACTGCTTCCAATTTCTAGCAACCATTCATCATTGCTTTTTGATTTGTGCGTGATGCATTGCGCAAGATATGCAGCGCCTGGCTTGCTGGCGATATCTTCTATTTTTTTAAAGATCATTTTTGCCTGACGAAATGATTTAGAAAGTATACCAATTTCAACTCCTTGATTGAGCATTGCATCAAGATATGCATAAATCGCGGTGGTAAATGATTTACTCATACCTCTGCTCCAGACGCCCATAAAATAATCTGTTTCAAACATCGCTTTGATTGCCATGTGTTGAAATGGAAACAATTGCACACCGCTCACCAAGTCGGCAGTGAATGTGATATTCTCGCGCAAAAATTTATACAACAATATCTTTGCCTCCTTTTCTTCGATGAATCCTTTTACTTGTCGTAATTGTTCATTAAAATCATCTCCTCTACGAGACAATTGATTTCCTGTTTCCCACGTCATTATATTAATCGATTGCTGATGTAATATTGTAAATCAACATTCCATAATTTCTTACCTAACGTTAAAATTTTTGGAATTAATTGTTGTGATTGTTCTCGACTGCCAGTAAAAATGAATTGGCAACTTCCAGCAAAGTCATGCGCTAACACTCGCATGTTATGATAAATATACTTCATGTTGGATGTGTGCGGAGACCACCTATTGCGCTTTTCCATGGTACTCATATCTGTTTCTGTTACAACAAATAAATAACTATCGAAATCTTTTGCTCGTTGAAGTTCTGCTCTGAATCGGTCAAGGTTGTTTTTACTTAATGTTGATTTAAAATCAGTTTCACTTTTTCTATCAACATATGTATAATCGTAATAATCTTTGCCAACTGCATAATCTCCGAAATCTAATTTTAATGATTCTGATTTTTGAAATTGTAGAGGTTGCTGCTCGCGAGTATCGATAAATATTTTAACATCATCTGGAACTGGACTATTCCATTCTTCAGGAAGCTTGCATTTAAATAAAGGTTCAACTCCAGCCAGCTCACAAGCTTTACTATAAGATCCATAATGCTTTTGATATAAATCTACAGTTGGCATATCACTAGTTTTAAGCTCTAAATGAGATGGGCCAAAATATAATTTTTTTCTTTGTATTCGTTTTTTTAAAAGCTCTAAAATATAAGTTTTGACTTTGTTATCGTTTGTAATCGAGCACCACTTTAATAATTCATTTCTGTTTGCAAAATCTCTATCAAAATATTGTTCTTTATTTTTAAAAGGAAGGGGCTCTCCTGTTAATAAATTTTCTCGTGGATAGTACTTTGTATAGTATTCTGCAAGAGTAATTTTATGAGAACGAAGATGCATATGCAACTTCTTGTCTTCCTCAAATTCTTGGCAGCATATTTTACAAGAATTCATAACTCAAAATCGTATACCTTTAATTGATCTTGCTCAAACCTCCTACGAGTCCCAATAGCAGCTTTTCTCTGAAGCCACCAAAAAGATTTGACAAATATACGAGGAACATTCAATCCAAAACCTCTACTATTGTGCACGTGAGGAGTTTCAGAATATAATCTTCGATATAATACTCTATAATTGGCATTTTGTATATCACAATTTATGATTTGCACATTTCTTACCATCGGACGATCCACATCATCATAATCTGTCCAATTTCCCAAATCAATACATGCTCCATCCCACCAATTTCGAAAAGAACCTATAAATTTACAATTTTTAAATGTAATATTTTTGGCCCCACCTTTACATGTTATATGCTGCTTGGTTCTGGGACCAGCAAAAAACGTACAGTTTTCAAAAGATATATTTTCACCTCTTACTATATCAACACAATCTTCATAGCCTCCAAAAACTTGAGTGTTTCTCACAGAAACGTTTTTGCAAAACGATAACTTTAAACCTTCTGCTGCGCCACCACCATCAATTGTGCAAGAATCTATAACTAAAGTGAATTCGGGTTGTCCAGGTCGCCAGCCAAACCCTAAAGCATTTTTTCCATAAAATTTAGACTCAGAAGATTCAGAATCTTTTGCAGTAAAATATTTACCATATAAAACTTTATTTTCAGATGACATCTTCTTTTGATATCCCCAATACTCTTGCTTTCCAATCTGGCATCGATTCCAAATGATCTGCCTCTTCGCGTGCGGCTTGTTTTTGTAATTCTGCAATTTTGAGCATTACAGCACGCTCTTCTTCTTCTTGAAATAATTGAACTAATGCTAGTATACTTGCGTTTTGTTGTTGTTTGTTGTTTATTCGTTTTGAGCGATCTCCTTGCAGTTTTTGAATTAGTGACTCCATTCTTTTTTCGCATTGATTGTATTCTTCACTTTTTGTTTTAAGAAGTTCTGCCAAGCGCACAGTTAGATCTTGTTGATCTTCTGCTTCATCAAACATTCTATTCAATTTGTTTATGGCTCCCTGGATATTTTTTAAATGTATATAGTCCATGCAGACATTAATGTATAAATTAATTTCATCACTTGTGAGATCCGGCTTATCCCAGGTTGCCCTCACAAATTCAGCTTCAAATAAATCTCTATCTTCTTGACTATCATAATTGTTTATAACTTGTATAAAACGCGGAGAAGCTAGAAAACCACCTAATGATTCCATGCCTTTTCTTTGTTGTAGGCTTAATTTATTTTCATCAATATTTGTTTGAGCGCAATCATTTATTTTTTTAACTATTTTGCTTGCAGCTTTTGGCGGAAAATAACGCTTATTTATTGCGCTTTCAGAAGCAGGAGTCGCGATTGATTCATTGTCATCAACATAGTTATAAACAGTCATGTACTCTTTGCTGGAATGAACCAGTCTTTGATCTGGAAAGAGAATAGAAGCGATCTGCATACATGTCATACCTTGACCAATAGATTCATCAATAAATGATTTTTGCTCGTCAGATAAAATGATATCTTCTCTTGGATAGACATGCTTAGTTTCATAATCAATTTTATTTCTCAATAAAAACTCTCTAACAGCTCTACCTTCTTTTGTTCGCCCATCTACATTTTCTGCTTCAGGAAACACAAGGGCGGTGAGCTCAGATAGATCTGAGATATTTTTAGAGTTTTCTCTGATGATGTTTTTTTGATCTTCTGTTAAGTCCATAAAATTGGCTTTCGCACAGATATAATATCTTCAGACTCAAGAATCTCTTGAGCTTTTTGTTTAAACATTTTTTTTAAATTTTTGATTTGTTTGTATCCAGCCTTGCGACCCTTTTCTGTAGTCTTGTACCCCATTTGTCTGGCGACATCTTCTTCGTCCAAATTTTGTATAAATAAAAGATCGTAAACAGCGAATTGCTTTGAAGATAAATGTTTTTTCATGTGAAAATTGAGTTTATCTTGAGATGCTATAATGTCGAAACTATGATCTTGCATGGCGCCCACCTCGTGAGTATGATTTTCAAGGGCCAGTGCCATCTTGAT